GCTTGGAGGCGGGCGAAGAGGTTGTCGCCTCCGATGTGGCCGGGTTCGGGCATGGTCAGAATCCGTTCGCGTAGGCGGAGGTGTCAGTCGGCTGCTGGAAGGGCTGGTGGCCGGTGCCCTTGACGGCCTTGAGGTTCGGCCTGCCGTTCGGCTCGGGCGCGTACTTGTCCTCGTAGCGGCGGTCGCGGATCCAGTTGGCGGAGTGCTTGAGGTACTGGAAGGGCTCGCCGGCCATCTCGCGGGCGTAAGCGACAGCGGCAGCAGTGATCTGCTGGGGTTCGGCGCCGCCGAGTACGGCGGTGGTCCACTCCTCGAGCGTCCTGTCGTAGTCCTTGCTCTTCGGGTAGATCGACCAGAAGTTGCCGAACTCCTTCTTCTCGTCGGCGGTGATCTGACGGGCCGACGAGGAAGGGCTAGGCGCTGCTCCCCCTGGCCCGGAAGAGGCTTCTTCTTCTTGAGGGGAGTGAGGGGGTGAGGAGTAGGGGGTAGCCGTGGCTCCTTCAGAGTGAGCCGTGGCTCCTTCTGAATGAGCCGTGGCTACCCCTTGGGGGGTTGAAGGGGTAGCGGTGGCTCCCCCATGGGGTAGCGGCGGCTCCCCCTTAGAGGTAGCGGTGGCTACCCCTTGGGCCTCGAAGGGAGGGACCTTGAACGTGGTGCGGATGCCGGGTACGGCGTAGAGGACTCGACCGTCCCTGCCCTTGCCGATCGGGACGCGGAACTCCCAGCCGGCCGCCGCGAGTCGCTTGAGTGCGTTGCGGACGACGACGGCGTCCTTCGCGCCGGTCCATCGGGCGAGGTCTTCCATCTTCGCGATGCTTTCGCGGGTGTCGTCGTTGGCGTCGTCGGCGATCTCCAAGGCGACCGCACGCTGGAGTCCGGTGATGTCCGGTCCCAGTGCTTCGCGGAGATCGCGGCGGAGCTGGTAGCCCATGGAGGTCTCTTCTCTCGGGAGGGGTGTCGCGGTGGTGATTGCGGCTGCGGCGGACAGCCCTCATGGAGGTGGCGCGGGTTGCTTCGCCACACCTGAATTGTACAACCCGACGGACATTACAAGCGAGCTCTTGTGTATGCTGGACGCATGGCCAAGCCGACAGTGCGAGAGATGGGTGTCTCGGAAGCCCGCGCGAACATGACCGACGTCATCGCCGAGGCACGGCTCCTCGACGTCGACTTCGTGCTCACCAGGCGCGACAAGCCGCAAGCCGTACTCATCTCCGTCAAGCGCTACGAGCAGGCCAAGATGGACCGCCGCCTGGTCGACGCCATGCAGGACGCACTGAGGGGACTGTCCAAGGAGCAGCTGGACGACAACCCGCTGTTCAGAGACTTCGCGGAGCGGTACTTCAACGCCAGCGGCCAGTGACACGTCCCCTCCTCTCCTTGAGCCCCGCGGTGTGCGGGGCTCTGTCGTGTGCGGGCTAGGCGGCCTTGCTCATGTCGCGGATGAGGTCGTGGACGTAGGTGCGGGCCATGCCGAGCCGGTCGGCGATCTCGTGCTCGGGGATGCCGGCCGAGGCGAGGTGCTTGATTTCGGTCTGGCGAAGCGCCGCGAGGGCCGTCCGGTTCGCGGGGTCTTCCGGGCCGCGGTCAGGTGTGCATGCCGGGTCGTCGATGTCGTCCCAGGCGCCGGGCAGCACCCATCCCTCGCGGGCGGCGACCCGCTTGGCCAGGGCCCTTGCCTGGGAGTGGACGCCGCACTGCTCGGGTGTGAAGTGGATGAGCCGCTTGTAGGCGGTCTTGACCTTGCGTGCGGTGGCGACGGTGACCCGTTCGGCGCGGGCGATGTCGCTGAGCGGGCGAGGGTGCATGTCGAACTCGGGGCCGAGAGCGGTGAAGCTCCAGCCCATGGCGACCAGGGCCTGGACACGCCGGCGGGTGCCGGTGGCGTCGATGAGCGCGCCGTCGGCCATGGTGCAGTCCTCCGGCCGGACGGCGAGGAGCGCTTCGGCGGACTCGCGGCGCATCCTGACGGCGGTCCGCTGGCCTTGGGCTCCGTACAGGATGCGGGCGAGGGTGGCGGTGGAGACGCCCGCGGCCTTGGCGATGCTGGGCGTGCTGGCGCCAGCGGCTCGAAGGGTGGCGACGTGGTCGCGGACCGGCTGGGCGTCAACCAGCGGCTGCCAGGTGCCGTAGCCGACAAGGCGGTACCGCTCGCGGGTGTACGCGGTGGCGCGAACTCGGCACTCGAGGCGCTTGCATCCGAACTGCTTGACGCAGTAGAGGCTGCGGTGGTGGGGGGCTTCGCGACGGCCGGCGGTGGTCACGGGTTCTCCTTCCGGGTTTGTGCGGGGATGCGGGCGATGCGGCGGCAGGTGTCGAGCGCTTCGTCGTCGTGGCCGGGCTGGTTGTCGGGGGCGGCGGGGATGCGGTGGCGTTCGCGCCACAGGCTGCGGGCGGCCATCACGGCGCCGGGGGCGAGGAGGATGGCGGGGATCCAGGCGAGGCTCACGCGGCGGCCTCCTTGGCGGCGCACGGCTTGCACACGTCCTCGACTCCTCCGTCGACCGGGTTCAGGTCGGAGCGGTGGACGTAGTCGAAGCAGAGGCAGCACATGACGCGGCCATCGGTCAGGCGGTCCAGTCGCGTCCAGGTGCTGCCGTCGGCGAGGGGGACGGTGAGGAAGTCGACGGGCTGCTCGCTCATGCGGCGGCCTTCCGCTGCTGGAGGCGGGCGTTGCGCCGCTGCCGGGCTATGGCGATGCCGCGGTCGGTCAGCCGCCAGACCGCCAGGCGGTGGCCGTGGGTGGCCGGGGAGGTGGAGGGCACCATCTGCCCGGTGTGCTCGATGACCCCGCCCTGCCGGAGCGCGTTGATCGCCGCGCCGAGGTAGCCGTGCCCCAGCTCGGGGAGGACCTCCCTCAAGTGGTTGGCGGAGAACTCGGGGCGGATCACCCCGTAGTGGAGGACGGCCTGCTCGACGAGGAACTGGGACCACTCGGACTGGCGGACGATGTCGTTGAGGAGGAGGTTCTTGCCGTCGGACGCGAGACGCTCGGCGACAGTGAGGCGGCGGGTCATGACGGGCTCCGATCAGGTGTGGGACTCTGAGGTGGGCCGCCGCAGGTTCGGGCCGCGGCGGCCCAGGCGCTGTTAGTCGACGAGCTCGCCCTCGATGGGGCCCTCGTCAGCGGGGTCGTATTCGTCGAGCGCGGTGGCGGGCTGCGGCGGGAGCGGGGAGCCGGCGACGCTGGTGATCTGGTCGGCCGCGTCAGCCTGAGCGAGGAGCTGGTCGCGCCTGTACTCGGCGGATGTCGGCACCCACTTGGCGAGCTGCCGCACGGCGGACTTGAGCCACATGGACTCCTCGTTCGTGGTCCACGGGCTGTACTTCGAGTCCTTGGAGTCAGACTTGGCCTTGATCTCCATGACGCGCTGCCGGTTCAGGACGACCACCTTGGATACCGCGCCGTCCTTCATGACGGCGTAGGCGTACACGCCGACGAGGGGGCCGCGGTCGGCGCCGAACCAGTCGATCTCGTGGACGGGCCGGTCGTCGCAGCCAGGTACGTAGCGGAAGGAGTCGTTGGCGCGGACGGCTTCGACGATGACGGTGGAGGCGGCGCCAGCCCGGTAGATCAGTTCGACGATGCCCTGATAGCCGACGATGCCCTTGATGATCTCGTTGTAGCCGTGAGCCTTGCTCTTGCGGCAGGTCAGATAGAACTGCTCGGTGCCGGGCTCGAGACCGAGGCGGGCGGCGGTCTTCATCTCGCGGAGGAAGACGCCGACGTCGTTCTGGGCGGCTTTCATCAGGTCTTCGTTGCCGCGGATGGCGCCGACGGCGAGACGGATCCACTGGTCTGCGTTGATGTGGGAGGGGACGATGGCCGCGTACTCGTCGCGGTACTGCTCGATCTGGGCGGCGGGTCCGTTGTCCCGCTTGGCGATCTCGGTGCTGATCTGGCTCACGTGGTGCTCCTGTAGGGCTGGAGGGCGAGGGTCGAGCCGTCCGGGTTGACGGTTCGGTAGGCGATGCGGCGGCCTTCGCAGACGGCGCGGTAGCCGTCGCCGATCCAGTCGAGAACTTCGCCGCGGACCTTGGTGAGTTCGGTTGAGGCCTGGTGGTGGGCCTCGTAGGCGTCGTCCCAGCGGCAGACGAGGCCGAACGGGATTTCGACGTCGCGGTCTTCGCGGCCGGCAGGCTGGGCGCGGATGGTCTGGTAGGTGGCGTCGGCACCGTCGATCGGCGGACGGACGTCGTTGCGGACGTCTGCGAGGAACTCCTCTGCCGCGGACCGCAGGACGTAGGCGTCGTCCTCGTCGTACTCGACGGTGTACTCGCGGTAGTCCCAGCCGCCGATGAGGACGGCGACGTGGCAGACCTTGAGGCCGAGGGTGTCGAGCTGCCACTGGATCTGGCAGCGGTAGTGGACAGGCATCTCGTCACTGCCGGCCGGTCCCCAGCCGTCGCCGAACGGGCTGGTCTTCACCTCCAGCAGTTCGACGACCTTGCCGCGGCCGGTGAACGCGAGCCGGTCGGGGGTGGCTCGCTGCCACTCGCGGTCGGCGTGCCGCCAGGTACCGGTGGACTGGATGCCGTACCCGTCGTGTTCGTCGAGCCACTTCTGGGCGACGGCGTCCTCGAGCCGGTTGCCCCACTCGATGGCCGGGTTGGGCTCGAACGGGGCGGTCGGCAGGCCGGCCTTCTTGTGCCAGAGGCTGAAGCGGGACTGCCACGGGGACAGGCCGACGACCGCGGCGATCTCGGTGGCGGTGATGCACAGTCCGGCGCGGGCCTGCTCCCACTCGGGGGTGCCCGGCGTGTAGGTGCCGAGGAGGACACCGGTCGGGGTCTCGATGCCGGTCACTAGAACGGCTCGCTTTCGAGGTACTGGCGCCGGCTGCGGGGCCAGAGGGGGATGCGGTGGTGGCGGATGGCGTCGATGCAGCTGCAGCAGTCCCAGTCGGGGCCGAAGTGGCTGGGCTGCCAGCCGCCGCCGGTGCCGTTGCAGAGGCGGCACTTCGGGTCGGGCTGGCGGGTGGCGTGGATGGCCCGGTGGTAGTACTCGATCTGCCAGAGGCCGATGGTGAGCGTCATGTCTGGTCCTTGGGGTTGGCGGGCCCGCCCCGGTATGGGGGTGTGGGGCAGGCCCTCGACGGCCGGAGCAGTGCTCCACGCCCGGCCTGAGGTGGGGGTTAGGCGTTCGGGTGCTGGCCGCCCGCCTTGCGGAGCAGCGTCAGCAGGTCCTGCATGCCGCCGGGGCCGATCTCGTTGGCGGCGGTCATCGCGTTTCGCGTCCAGTCGGCGAACGGGGCGACGTCCTTGGCGGCGGCGTTGGCGGCCTCAGCGGTCTCGAATGAGGCGAGGGCCCGCCCGTCGTGGTGCGCGAGGATCCACCTGTACGGCGAGTTCACGCTGACGCTGTCGGGGACCTTGTAGATGTGGAGCCCCGGTACCGGTTCGGCGGCCTCTACGGTGAGCGGTCCGGCTGAGGTGTCGAAGGTGTGCTGCGCGGCCATGCCTTCTCCTTCTGGGATGCTGGTGGTGCGCCCCGCCGAATTCGCCTCGGCGGGGCGTCCTGCTGGTGGTTGGGCGCCGGGCTGGCCGGTCGTGGCACGGCCGGCCCGGCGGGTCTTCAGGCGGCCGGGTCGGTCCAGGACGGGACACGCCCGGGGTCGCGGACCGGCAGGACGGGCCCGATGCCGTGGGCCCGCTGCCGAGTGAGGACGGGGATCGGCTGGGTCGGCTGGTCACCGCCGGCCACGTCCCGCCGCCCGGCCGGGGCGCTGATGGCGGTCGCGTTGGCGAGCTGGGCCTTGACGGCGGTCAGCTCTCGCTGGGCGGTCTCCAGGTCGTGCAGCGCACCGGACAGGTCGATCCCCGCCTCGTCGAGCTGGGCCTCGAGCTGGTTCCGCTGCACGGTGACCTCGTCGAGGCGGGTGGCGAGGGCGACGAGGTCGCAGAGCGCCTTGTCGAGCTCCCGCCGCAGCTGCGCGGGCGTCTTACCGCGGTGCTGGCCGCGGCCCCGCCACGGGGTGGTGAGGCTCACGACCGCCTCCTGCTGCGGCGGTCGGCGGCGTCGAGGTGCCGGTCGTAGATGCCCATGGCGCCGGGCTTCTCCCAGAAGGCGTCGATGGCCTCCCTGTTCGCGAGCCACAGGGCCTTCAGTCGCGAGTAGTGCGTCGCCAGCTCCCGCAGCTCGGGCGCCTCGAAACGCGGCGGGTACTCCTCGTATGCGTAGCTGAAGGTCTCCCACTTGACCTTGGCGTCGAAGGCGACGAGCTCGAGGAAGTCGTACTCGGACAGCTCGGGCTGGGTGGCGGGCACGGGGTCCTCCCGGTCGCGGATGGTGCGCCAGGCGGCGCGGCGGGCAGGGTCTCGCTCGGCGGCGATCCGCCGGCTGGGGTCGGTGGTGGTCACGAAGCTCCCCCTGCGGGTCGGGTGAGGTGGCGCCCCAGTCGGAGGAGCGCGATGGAGAGGGCGGCTGCGGCTGCGGTCAGCAGCTCGTCGCGGGTCACGGCCGGTCCTCCCAGTCCGCGAGCGCCTTATCCAGCTGCCGGGCCTGGGCCCACTCGGTGTTGCTGCCGGGCAGGTCGACCGGCCGGTCCAGGTCGTCGTACATCCCGGCCGTGGCCGCCTCGACCGCCACGGCAGCCACCGCAGCCGGGTCGGCAAGCAGTGGAACCGGCAGCGACCGGGACAGCAGCGTGTTCGGGTCCTCGACGAACCAGCCGTGGGCGTGCCGCCACACGATCCGCATCCCTCGATGCCAGCCGCTGTCGAGGGCCGGATGGCCCTTCAGCCAGGTGCAGGTGACGAGGAGGTTGCGGGAGCCGGTGCCGGTCAGCTCGGTCGTGATGCTCGTGCCGTCCGGGACCGCGGCGGCTTCGATGAGCGCGGCGTGGACGGCTTCCCCGTAGGCGGCGTGCGGAACCTGGACCAGCATCACGCCTCCTCGACAGGCAGGGCCGCCTCGAGGGCGTCGGCGAACTTCCACCGGGCCGCCTGGGGCGGGAACTTGACGCGGCCGAGGAGCATCCAGTCGGCGGCGCGCACGACGGCGGCCGGGGTGGCGATCGGGTCGAGGCCCATGTGGGTGGGCTGTTCGGTGCGGGTCTGGTGGTGGTCGACGAACCGGGCGTGCTGCCAGCCCTGGTCCGACGTCCACAGCAGCAGGACGCCGTGCGGGTAGGCGGCGAGGTTGTAGCCGGTGTCGCCCGCGCCGGTCCACCGGTAGACCGCCGTCATGGTCACGCCGTCGTCCGTCCAGGTGTCCCAGTCGTCCGGGGCGATCCCTTCGGCGATGAGGGCCTTCGCGACGGCTTCGGCGTAGGTGGTGTGCGGCAGGTTGGTCATCGGGTCCCCCGAGTGATGTTTGTGAGGCGGGTGCTGAAGGCGTCGAGCTCCTCGACGAAGCCGGCGGCCAGCGAGGCGGCGTAGTCCGCGGCCGTCTTCTCGTCGGCCGACTCCCGCTCGGCCAGGCCCAGGGCGCGCAGGAGCGGGGCCCCGATCTGAGGCGGCACCACCGGGTGGGCGGTCAGCAGTTCCGAGACGACGACCTCAGTCCGGGTCACGACGCGTCTCCTTCGCGGGGCGGGCAGGCGGGGCAGCAGCTGCCAGGGATGGTGAACGCGCTGTCCGCGTCGAGATCGAACAGCTGGTGCCGCTGCTCCAGGAGCTCGCACTCGGTGAGGCGCTTCGCCTTCAGTGCCACGAACTCGGCGGCCACCTCGGCGGCAGGCACGTCCAGTCGGGCGATCCCGCTCCTCGGCGGCCGGCAGCCCGTGCAGCCGGTGTCGTCGCAGGCGTCGTCGTGCAGCTCAGGGATGAACGGGGCCGCGGTCATGCCGGCGAGGTGCTGCCACAGCGGGTCCGTCGGAGTCGCCATCACCGGTCACCCGCCTCGACGGCCATGCGGCGGACTCGTGCCTCCGCGGCCAGCACCCCGGCGGTCTGCTGAACGTTCGCCGTCTGCTGGTAAAGCTCGCGCACGTTGTCGGCGGCCTCGCGGAGCACCTCGGCGCGGTAGGCGTCGAGCAGTCCGTTCGCCTTGGACTCGTCCACGAAGGCGCCAGCCACGCGGCGGAACAGCTCCTCGCGGGCGCTCATCGGGCCACCGCCTTCGGGGTCACGAGCAGGCCCGGGTTGTAGGCGGCGAGCGTCTTGTTCGCGCGGGCCAGGTCGGCGAGCGCCCACTCGCGGGCCTCGGTGTACTGCGGGGCACGGCACAGGCCCACGTTGTAGGCCTGGTTTACGGCCTCACGCTCAGCGCGGGCCACCCGCTCCGGCATCTGCCGGCCGATCAGGACAGCCACCGCGTCGGGGATCGGGACGGGCACCAACTGCGGGTGCGTCTGGCAAGATCGAGGCATGGGAAGCCCCTTTCATGTACTCGGATGAGGGGTGGAACTAGGGCGCCGTCGGTGTGTGAGAGCCCGGCGGCGGCCCGCATAGCCGCTAGGCGGCGTCTACAGGTGCGGCTTCTCGTGACTGCGTGCGCGCTGCGCTGAGCTCGGCGCGTAGCAGGTGGATTTCGGCGATCATCTGGGGAATCAGCCGGTGCGCTTCGATCAGGAAGCGCACGTTGTACTCGCCTCCCGAGCGCCCGCCGGGAGTAGGGAACTCCCCCACCACGTCGGCACAGGCGTCCGTGTCGTACTCCCCCTCGTCAATCGCGAAAACCTGGGTGGTGTACTCGTCTCGTTCGACTCGACGGGACATCCAGTTACCGCCAGTGGTGCGCAGGTAGGCGGCTTCGAGGCTTTCGAGGTCCTTGAGATCCAGGCGGCTTCGGTCGGCGGCCCAGAGGCTGCATCGGGCGTAGCGCCGGAAGTTCTCGTAGGGGAGCGTCGCCTTGAGCGAGTTGCACCGCTCGCACGACAGGGTCAGGTTCTCGTCCACGTCTGCTCCGCCGTTGGCCAGAGCGTTCATGTGCTCGACGTGCCACGGCCTACCGTCCGGGCCGACCTCGACTGAGCCGGCGAACCGGTTGCAGTAGTGGCAGCGGTACTCGTGCGCCCGTATGAACTGGTGGCGCCACTCGATGGTCCGCGCGATTCGGCTGATCTTCTCCGCCATGGCGTCTTCAGGCGGCGAGGGCCGGCGTGACCTTGCGGGTCACGCGGCGGCGACGGGGGCCGGTGCGTCCGTCCCGCTTGTTGCGGTTGATCTCGGCGATCTCGGCGAGGTCCGAGTCGCTGAACTTCAGCTGGCCGGCGAGTCGGTGGCAGGGCCAGCCGAGCTTGTTGACTCCGTCACGGAGCCACTTCTCGCCCTTCTTGCTGTTGTCGTCCTCGTCTCGGAGTCCGAGGCGGATGGCGGCCTGGGAGACGCTGTAGAAGTTCTCCAGGACGGGCTTGTCCGGCGCCTTGGCGGGTGCCATGTCACTCCTTTCGGTGCAGCTCCTCGGCTGGGGTGAGGAGTCGGCGGTCGTCGGGCTCTATGCGCAGGGCGGTGCGGAGCCGGTGGTAGGTGGGGGGTTTCATGCGCTGCCGCAGGCCGAGCTCGAGCTGGTTCAGGTACGCCCGGCTTATGGCGGTTGCGGCGGCGCACTCGGCGAGGTCCATGCCGAGTTCCATGCGGCGTGTGCGGATGGCCGCCCCGTTCACCAGGTAGGTGGTGGCTGGGGGTCTTTCCATGGAGAGAATCTAGCGTCTTCATCTATCGGAATCTATAGGTACTAGGCAGTAACCTCTAGTGATTTCTAGTGCATGCCGATAGAGCGCTAGGTGAAACCCTGGCCAAGGGTTTAGATTTCGTCAGGACCGAAAGACGTTCCTAGCGGTAGCTAGATGTAGCTGGGATGATGAGCGCCATGGCCACCACCACTGACGAGACCACGCGACAGCTGAACCTGCTGGCCGCGCTGGTCAGGCAGCGCCGCCTGGCGCTCGGTCTCAGCAGCCAGGACAAGGCCGCCGAGGTGTGCGGCCTCTCCCACATGACGTACCGGCACGTAGAGAACGGGCGAACCGTCAGCGCCTCGACCTACGCCAAGATCGAGACCCGCTTCGGCATCCTCGCCGGCTCCTGTCAGGCCGTCGCCAACGGAGCCGACTCGCTCAAGCTGGAGGACGGCAGCGAACTGTTCGCCGATGCGCAGAGCCGCCCCGCGATGGACGGACTGGCGGACGAGCTGAAGTCGGCCATCACGAGCGCGGCCAGCCTGACGGCGCCGGAACTGACGCTGCGGCAGACGCAAGAGATGACGGACAAGGTTGTGGAGGAACTGCGCAGGCGCGGCTACCTCCCAAAGAAGCCCTGATCTGCGTCAATTGACGTACAACCTTTTCGCCGTGACCTGATCGTGACGTTCCGGTGTGGGGCAATCTTCAACCAACCCCTCCCGCGCATGCGTTCGCCGTGACACCCTTTGAGACACCTGGAGGGGTTCTCCGCAATTAGAGGTACAGGGGGAGCCTATGAGCACAGTTGTCGAACTGGATCTTGGCGAGGGGCACCACGCCCACGCGCTCAGGATCGAAGGTGAGATGGTGTGCGTCCTGTCCCCCGCTGCCCGAACCGACTCCCGTATTCAGGCCGGGATTCGGCGGTTCATGCAGGGACAGGGTGTTGACTGCTCGGAGTGCCGTGGATGCCCGGTCGGGAAAGCGGCAAGCTAGATCAGTCACCGCGGGCGGCCGGCGGCAGGGGTGCACGCCGACCCTCGCAACTCACTCCAGGGGGTGCACGATGCCTTGGCCCGAGAAGCGGGGCACCACGTGGCGCGTCCGGTGGGATACAGGAACCCTGCATCCCGACACCGGCCGCAAGGTGTACGACAGCAAGTCAGGATTCGCGACCAAGGGCGAGGCATACGCCTACGGCCTGGACCGTGAGGCGGACGTCCGCAACGACCGCTACATCTCGCGGCGCGACGGGTCCGTGCTGATGAAGGACTACTGCAAGACGTGGCCCGACACCCTTGACGTTGGGCATCTGCGGGAACGGAACGTCCGCTCGTACATCCGCCTGTACATCGAGCCCCGCTGGGGCGACACGAGCGTCGGCGACATCAAGCCGTCCATGTACCGGGCGTGGGAGAAGTGGCTCAAGGCCCAGCCCAACGTAGGCAGCCGGTACGCCGGCGAGATCCTCCGGGTCTTCTCCATGATGATGGACGACGCCGTCGCGGACGGGCTGCGCCAGACCTCCCCCGTGCAGCGGCAGACGCGCCGCGGCCGGTACACCAAGAAGCCTCGCGAGAAGAAGCGGCACATGGCCGTCGAGGACGTGTTCCAGCTGGCGCAGAACGCGCTCGTCTTCTGGGGACCACCCGGCTTCGTGTTCGTGCTGACGATGGCCTTCACCGGGATGAGGCCGGCCGAGCTGTACGCCTTGCGCCGGGAGTACTGCCCTCCCGCATGGCCGTCCGCGGACCCCGACGAGGAGCAGCGCGAGGAGAGCCTGGAGCGGTACGCCGGCGAGCGGCCGATGCCTGCGGTCAGGGTGCAGTGGCAGCACCAGCGCATGGGAGGCCAGCTGTGCCTGCTGTCGCCAAAGTATGAGAGCCACCGGACTCTCGTCGTGCCGCCGTTCCTGGCGGAGCTGCTCGGCCTTCTGCTGCAGTCGCACGACGAGGAGTGGGTCTTCCCGGCGATCAAGGGCGGCCCGCTGGCGAACGCGAACTTCTCCTACCACTACTGGCGGCCGATCGCCGACGGCCGGGACGCGCGGGCCACGGGCAAGCCGCAATGGCGCTGGCTGCCCGCCTGGCCGGCAGTGAAGGCCTACGCGGGCAAGCGCCTCTACCTGCTGCGGCACGGGCACAAGGAGTGGCTGGACGACGACGGGCACCCGCGCGTGGCGGTCGAGGCCCGGATGGGGCACGAGCTGCCTGGCGTCGAGGGTGTGTACAGCAACGTGACACCGTCGATGGAGCGCGCCATCATGGAGTCGTTGCAGGTCCGGTGGACGGGGCTGATGCGGTCGCTGGGAGCTGATTTTCGTCTCCCATCTCCCAAGCCCCTCCCAGTTGATCTTCAGGGGTGGATGGACCGGCAGGTCAAAGCGGCGAGCGCCACAGACCGACAGACTGGTTCATGAAGTTCATCACCACCAAGAGCTTCATGCCGTTCGTGATCTACCGCATCCTGCTCGGCCTGGTGCTGTTCGCGCTCGTCGGGCTGGGAGTCCTCAGCCCCCACGCCGGCGAGTCGGGCGGCTGACGGGGGGTTCGACCGCCAGTCACACCTAGCGCGACACATGGAGTTTTCTGGCGCGAACTAGAGGCGAATCGAGCCCATTCCGCGTGATCAACTCCCATTCGTCTCCCACGCATACAGTTGCTGGCACCAGGGTGGGGCCCCACCTGGAGGGGCGGACCGCGCCCCACCCTGGCCAGCGAGCGAATGCGGCACGCCGAGACGTGACCGTCACCCGCCGATCTGGGTCGAACGACAGAACGGCCCGCGGCGTGGCCGTCCGCCTGCCGGGGGTGCACGGCAGGGCGGACGGCGCGCCGTGGGGGGTGGCGTTCTTGTGCCCCTGAGTCACCAGCCGATGCTCCGACCGGGGCCGGTTCACCCCTTCGGGTGAACACGCGTTCGATTTCTGTAACGTACACCTAGCCCTGCGGCATATGCCAGAGCCGCAAGGCTGGCGTCTGGAGTTGGTCCTTCCGCTTCTTGCTGGGCCATGATCCCTGATCCGGAACCATGATCACAAAAAGCTCGGATTTCCGTGCTGACACCACAACATGATCACTTCAGCGTGTACCTGTGCACGCCGATCAGCCCGAGTGGATCCTCCGCGCCCAGCAGGCGATCGGTAGACGTGTCCAAGGGGCGCGCATGGACGCCGACCTGACGCAGGAGAAGCTGGCGGAGCGGACCGGCATCAGCCGCACCACTCTCCAGTCCATCGAGGCAGGGCGTAACGACCCCAAGATCAGCCACCTCCTGCTCATCGCCAGCGCCGTCGGCGTGTCGATCCATGACCTGCTGCCGTGACCGTGGCCCGCTCAGGTGTGTACCTCGCGAACGGGCCTGACCATCGTTGCGGCATATTCCACTGCACGAAAGTGTGCGTGGCAATAGTTGCGAGGTAAAACGTGCGCGCCCCGTGTGAAGTCGTGACGCTGAGTATCCGCCCGCCGGGTCCGCCGAACCGGCGGGCGGAGCCCTAGAGGCAGCACGGGCCGGCGTACACAGGGGCGTCGAGGTCGTGGGCCCCGCTCTGCCCGAGGGTCACGCCGACGTACTGGCCGCCCTCCCAGATGGGTCGTGCGCACCAGACGCAGTGGGTGCCCGCGTACTGGCCGTGGGTCAGCTCCTCGGGCGGCGGGATCTCACGCTCGCCCTCTGCCGTGCCTGCCGTGGCGTCGGTAGCCTCGCTCATGCCGTCAGCCCTCCAGCTGGTGGCCACGCCCCCGGGCCGGTTGCACGGCCGCGGGGGTCCTTGCTGCTGGGCGTACCCTACAGTGCCCTATAGGTCCACGTGCAGTACTACGTGTGTCCTTGCAGGTCAAGCGACCCATAGCGTCATCGACATGGCAGATGACGACATGCCGGTGATCGACCCCCGCGGCCCGCAGCTCGTGTACATGGTCGTCGCCGACCACATCTCGAAGCAGATCGAGGACGGCCGGCTGCAGCCCGGTGCCCGGCTGATGGGCGAGCTGGAGATGGCCAGCGTCTACGGCATCGCCCGGATGACTGTGGCGCGCGCTGTGCGGGAGCTGCGGGAGCGCGGCCTGGTCATCACGGTGCGCGGCAAGGGCACGTTCGTCGCCGATCGGCCGGCCGACTAGGCCCGCGTGTCAGACCGGCGCCGTACCCTGTGGGCATGACTGGGGTGGGGCGTACCGCAGATGAGCTGAACGCGCAGATCCGGGCCCTGTGGCCGGCCGGGGCGGTACAGCCGCTGGACCGCGACCGCTATGAGCGGCTGCTGGTGGAGTGGGCGGAGGCGGCCCGTGCCGAGCGCGGGGAGCAGCAGCTCGCGGCGTAGGATCCGGCCGTGGCAATCGAACTAACCCCCGAGCTGATGCAGCTCGAAGAGCGCGCGTGGGCCGAGCAGCAGGCTGGCGCGCTGACCGTCGATACGGCGCTCGCGGTCCAGCAGGCGATCACCGCTCACGCCGAGGCGACCGGCGAGAACCGGTACGAGGTGGAGCGGGAGCTGAAGAAGAAGGTGCGACACCCGGAGCCTGCGTCCTGACGCGTCTCCGCCCGTCGGTCGCTGTCCCCGGTGGGGCCGACGGGCGGGTCCGGTAGAGCTGCGCCCAGCCAGAGGCGCGGATAGATGCCGCCATGGTACGAGGCGGCACTGACAACCGCGGGCCCCGCCGCTGGGTGCGGCGGGGCCCGCAGCGGTTAGGCGACGGAGCGCTTCTCCCACATGTCCGCGATCAGGTCCAGCCCATGCGCCGTGGCGTAGGCCGTCGGGAAGTTCCACCCGTTCGCCGTTTCCATCTTCACCGTGAAGTGGCCGGAGTCCTGGTATGCCTTGCGCGGAAGGTTACGAGCCCCGCCGCGCTGGGAGACCTGCCTCCGGAAGACGCCGGTGTCGACGAGCCAGCCAGTCAGTTCCTTCACATCGACGTGAAAGAGGTCCGCCGTCTCTCGCATGCCGATCAGTCCGTCGGCGGCCAGGAACCGGTCCCACTTGCCGGCCTTCGGAGCGGCAACGGCCAGTTCCTTCTTGGTGCTGACGAGCTCCTGCGCCGCAGCTACGTACTGCTGAGCGAGCGCGAGGATGCCTTCCGGGCTGGAGACATCCGGCGCAGCTGGCTGTGCGAGTTCCGCCTCTCGCGTCTTCACCGCGAAGTACGTCTTGGCTGCCGCCACCTCAGGCTTGCGGCCGTCACCTGCGAGGGCAACGTGATACGCGCCGAAGCGAGTCAGCCGGTAGTCAGTGACCGTCTGCTTACCCCAGCGACCGCCAGGAATCATCTTCGCGGCACCGCGAAAGTGATCGAGCGGATCCATGCCGGACGCTTGCACCGCCAGCTTGGCGCGAGTAACGACGTCGTCGAAGCGCTCCCACCGGTCGTAGCCCATGAGCTGCTGCAGGTCGCGCGCCGACCACCGCTCCTCGCCGTTGTGATCCAGAAGCATGATCTGATCGAACGGACTTGATGCCTGAGTACCGCCGTGCGGCGAGGGCAGGCTAGTGTGGAACTGATCCAAGGTTCATCTCCTTGATCCGAGCCCCCGGCGGAATGCACCTCCGCGCGGGGGCTGATCTTGTCCCGCTCCGTGGCCGCATATGCCGCCACGGATGGCCTAAAGGCTACGCGCCGTGATCAGTCGAGTAGGGCTCTAGGCGAGGGGCGTGCGGGAGTGTTTCTGATGCGCACATCGATGTACGCGCGCCCCAACACCGCGAACCTTACGCACCGAAGATGATATTGAAACACCGTTTGTCGCATTTCGGCGATCACGTCAGGCGCTAGACTCGAACACGTGTCCGATAGTCCGTCCCGTCTCGACCTGCTCCGGTTCCTTGAGCGCGTCCAGCTCCAGCAGCTCGACCAGACGCGCCGCTGGATCGAGGCCGAGCAGCGCCGACAGCAGATCCAGGCCCGGACCGCGCCGCCACCCCCGCCGCCGTACCGGATCCAGCGCGGCCTCACCGCCGAACGCGCCCCGGTCAAGGTCCACCTCGGGGACTGCGCGCTCGCACGCAAGGGCGTCGGCTGCGACGAGCATGATGCGCGGCGAGCCATCGTCGAGGGCGTCGAGGCGTGCGCCGTATGCCGGCCGGACAACGAGCTCGGGATGCTGGACTAGCCCCCACATGCGCCTGGCCTCCCGTGGGGAGCCGGGAGGTGGCGCGGCCCCGCCCAAGGCGTGGGCGGGCGGGGCCATGCGCCTCGACGGGGGGACGTCGAGGCACAGCCACAGCATGCACCCGGAATCGGCCAGGGCGGTAGATGTGCGGCTGGAATATGTCAGTGAGCAGCAAAGCGCCCGCCCCTGAAGAGGCGGGCGCTTGTATAGCTCTACTTGGGGCACTCGGTCGGTTCGCCCGGGACGCCGAGGTGACGCGGCGCCTTCGGCAGCTCGCCGGCCCGATGGGCCGGCACCCTGACCGGGCTGCCGCAGCCGTCACAGATAGAGATGGCACGAGTGTCGTCGTTGGTCATGAACTTCCTTCCGAGAGGGACTTTCACCCCTTAGTCCACCCGGCGGGCGGGCAACAGCAAGCGGCTCCAGGAAAGTTCGGCGTGTCGCAGGTCGTACACCCTGACCGTCAGACCGCGCACACCTTCCCAAGGCGCCGAGTTACGCAGCTGAGGGCGCGAGGATCTCGAATGAGACCGTGATCCTCGGATGGCCTGCTCGAGGCTCCAGCTCGGAGTACTGCCACCTGTACAGCGACTCGTGCTCCAGTCGACCGGCGCTCGTCAAGAAGACGGGCTCAACGTTGTTGCGGACACTGCCATCCCGGTAGCGGCAGGCGACAACAGCCCACCCTGCAATGGGAAACACGTCCTCCTCCTCTACCCAGCGCTCGCTGGTTCCCGGCTTGTGAGCGTTGACCTGTACGCGCACCGCCCAGCCTGGTTGGGCGGTGGTCATGGAGAGAACCTCGTTCTCGAATCGGTCGTCATCTGTCATCAGGGGCTACTTTCGTCGGCAGTCGCCCAGCGCGGGGCACGGACTTACAAGCCGATGTCCTCTGAGGCGGCATCGGTCCACTTGTCGGCCTCCCGAATGTAGCCCCAGAAGACGGGGCTGTTCTCGGCGTGGCCGGACTGGGCGCGGATCTTCTCTTCGCGTTTCCCGGCGACGCGGCTGGTGGTGATGAACCCGGCCCTCATGCTGTGGCCGGTGAGGCGGACGGCGAGGCCGGCGCGTTCGGCGTTGCGGGCGATGATCTCGCGGACGGCTTCGGGTGACAGGTGCCCGGTGCCGAGGTTGCCCCAGACGTCGATGGCGACGAAGGCGGGCCCGCTGGTGATGCCGGACGCGGAGCGCCAGGTGAGCCAGGCGCGGACGGGGCAGGTGTCGGGGTTCTTGCCGTAGTGGACGACGACGTCGCGGGGTGGGCGGCCTTTGACGGCTGGGACGTGGACTTCAAGTCCTTTGCTGACGTGGACGATGCCGTCGGCGCGGAGGGCGGCGACTTCGGCGGAGCGGCCTGCGATGCCGAAGGCGAGGAGCCAAAGGGCGCGGTCGCGGAGCCCGGCGAGCCCCTGGGGTACGGCGGCGGCCATCTGCTGGAGCTGGGCGGGGGTGACGGCGGCGGCTTTGCCTCGGCCGCGCGCCATGCGCTCGGGGTCGTTCTTCAGCGGCTTGAGCGCCTGCCGGGCGGCGACGGTGGCGGCCTTCGGCACCTCGACGCCGTGTTCGTTCCGGGCGGTGACGGTGACGCCAGTGATGCGGCGGTCGATCGAGTTGGGGGCGGCGAGCTTGATGGTGTCGAGCCAGACGACGAAGCCGACGAGGGTGCCTTTGGTGACGGCGGTCGACGGCAGGCGGCTGCCGGTGCGTTCGGCGAGCCACCCGTGAAACTCTTCCCACAGCGCCCAGTCGTTGGCGTAGCCGCGCTTGGTGTTGTGGGGGCGGATGGCGTCGAGGTGCTTCTCAGCTGCCTCTTCCATGGCGTGCAGGACGGCGAGCGCCGCAGCGTCGTAGACGGCGGGGGCGGCGTCCGACTGGCGGGGGGCGAGGGCGTCGGTCAACGCTCGCCCCGCATCGCCGCCAGTGCTCCGTCGGCGCCGTCTTCGTAGAAGCGGTTGAACAGTCCGCCCGTCAGCCCCTCGTAGACGGCGCTACTCAGTCGGCTGCCACCGGGTGCGACCTGCTCAGCGGACGCACCGTTCTGCCGACTCAGCAGGAGCGCCAAGTAGGCCGCCTCGTCGTGAGACAGCTCTACTAGGACGGTCTCTGGCATCTCCTCGTCGTCGAGGTCGATCCGCTTTACCTTCACGCCGCCCCCTGAAGTCTGCTGATGCGACGAGCAGTGGCGAGCGCGGCGTCAGCGTCTACGGGCAGTGGCGCGTCGGGCGCCAACTCGATGCGCATGGCATGGCCATCGAGGAGATCGGCTGTGATGAGGTCGAGATCCGGATACTCGGTCGAGAGGTCTGTCGAGCCGCCCGACGCCTGACGGCGCAACAGGGCTGCCGCAGTGCGAAGTTCCTGGGCGCGTTGGGCCAAGTTGATCAGGTCATCTGCCATAGCTAATTGTACCGTTTTTTCGCCCGCGATATGGCATGTTATCGCGGGTAGTTGACGCTCCCCGCGGACATGAAGATGGCCCCCACCGCCCGTGGCGGTGGGGGCTCTGCTACTCGCTCTCCGACTCGGCGGCCGGCGGTTCGGGGTCGGG